GATATTCCTGTATATTATCAAGAGGCTAGGCTTCGAGAGCATAATGGGAAGCCTCTATGGGTTGCAGATGTAATCGATATCCGAGATCCTCTTATGCCTATCTTCGGAATGTACATAATAGAAACAGATGGATCTCTCGGTAGAGATGTATCGGAAGAGTTTATGGGCCATCCTACTCACCGAGGAGAGGATTATCCTTATCGAGATGCAGAAGGTAATCCCTTCCTACCTGTAGTTCTATACCACGCGGAGAAAACTGGGTTCTTATGGGATTCTTATAACGCTTCTCAAATGGTCTATGGATCTCTTACGAGCGCGGTTCTCTATAGTATGTGGGTTCATTTGGTACGCGATGCCTGTTGGAGCCAAAAGTATGTAGCAGGCCTCAGCGTAGCGGGATTATCCCAGATAGACCAGAACGAGATAGCCCGTAGATCTTCTATCGCTACCGATCCGAGTTCTATTCTCGTATTTACTCAAGATCCAGATGCCCAAGGTCAACCCCTTGTAGGTTCCTTCTCTATTCCTACGGATCCCCATGCTCTCCTCGAAAGTATCTCTAAATACGAGATGAGAGTGGGACTAGCTGCAGGCCTCTCTCCAAGCGAACTTAGCAGAACTAACGGAGATCCGAGATCTGGATATGCTCTCGCAGTTTCTAAGAGTGGCCAGAGAGAAGCCCAAAAGAAGTTCGCTCCGATCTTCCGCTTAGGAGATGAGGAGTTACTCGCTAAAACTGCTATGTTATCTAATCGCTTCCTAGGTACATCTCTTCCGGAGGATGGATATCGAGTAAGTTATCACTCAATGCCATTAACCCCGGATGAAATGAGAGCACAGAGAGAGGATATAATCGCGAAGATGCAAGCCTCTCTAATCTCTCCAGTCCAAGCGGTTCTTATGATGTATGATGATATGGATGATCGCGAGGCTAGAGAATATCTTCTACAGATTCGAAGAGAAAGAGCGGAGTTTATGTAATGAACTGCGAGGAGTGTAATAAGCCCATCGAAGAGATCAAAGATTGCAAGGTAGAGTGGATCTCTTCCGATGACTGGGCTCTTTCTATGTATATTCGGATAGTGCATCCGGACTGCTGCTATTACGAGAAGCAGAGGGAGATACTAGAGGAGATGGATGCGAACGATCATTGGTTACCGCTTATCGATATCGAATCTTTATTGGATATAGCCTTCGAGATGCCTTGGGACTCTAAGAGGCTAGCGAAATCCGCTTTTTTACATTACATTAACGAGAGAAACCAACTAACCAGAGGTACACCATGCAAACAATAAACCATGAAGGAGTAGAGTACGTTCTTAAAGCAGATATCGAAGCTGCTTTTAAAGATCGAATCTCCAAACTATCTTCCAGAGCAATCCAAGCGGAAGAGGCTGCTAAGGCTCTCCAGGAGAGTCTAGATAACCAATCGGGAGAACTGCAGAAGATCTCTAAACTACAAGAAAAGGTATCTACTCTAGAGCAATCCTTAACGGATGCAGAGAGTAAGTATTCTCGAGTATCGATGCTATCCGAGCAAGGTTTTACAGATCCAGAACTCCGAGAGGCCGTAGAATGGGCTTATCAAAGAAGTAAGAGCGAGGCTCCTTTGGATGAGTGGATTAAGGGAATCAAAGAGAACCCAAGCGAGGCTCCTCTAGTCTTAAGACCTCATCTCCAATCGAAGCAGGCTACTCCTCCCACCGCAGAAGCATCCAATCCGGAAGCAGTAGCTCCAACCGCAGAACCAATCGCGAGCCCATCTCTCCTTCCTCCTAAAACCAATACAGGAGCGAAGCCCGCTCCAGTACAGAGCGGAGATATTCTTAAGAGAGCTGCACAGGATAGCGAGTTTTATGCACAGAATCGAGAGGCTATTAAGAAGGCCTGGAGAACTCGAAAGTATTAATATTTAAGGGGGTACAATGTCACTAGATTTAAGAGCATCAAATTTATATCCAAGTGTGAAAACATTCACAGCTAACCAACTCGCTACAGAGGTTCTCCTTCCGAAAACTGCTAATAAGGTGACTATCGGATGCGAGCAACACGAAATCCACTGGAGCACAGTAGGAACGGATGGAGTAATACTCGGAGCGGATAAGGCCTATATCGATGGGGGTGCTTATATGCAGCTCTCTCTCGGTAAAGGGTACAACCGCTCGAACGCTATATACATAGCAACAAAGAGCGCGAGTTCTGCTACAGTTATTCTCATCTTCGAAGAGGTGTAAAGATGGCTCTATACTTTTCTCCATCCTCCTCGAGGCCACAGCTACACGCTTTTACGAATAGTACTCAAGTATTGATTAATCACAATCTCGGATATAAGCCTATGGTACAAATCATCTTATCCGATGGAACGCTTGCAGAGGGAGAGGTTACTCATAACTCTTTGTTTCAAGTGGTTATATCTTTCCAAATTTCACTATCCGGAGAGATTATCTTAAGGTAGTATAAGAGCGAGGGATAACCCCTCTTAATCTTACATGGAGTATATAAAATGCAATTCCTTGCACCTAATAATATTTTCGAGGGAGCGGTTCAACTTAACCAAGCTCCAACCGCAGATAACCACGCAGTAACCAAAACATACTTAGAAGCTAATGCCGTAGTAGGTATCGCTACAGATAGCGCAAACTATGCCGAGCTTGTAACAGAAGGTGGAGATCTTAAACTTAAGCTTAAGCCTCTTACTATTACAGATGTAGCAGTAGATACCGTAGCCGCTTCTTTGAGTGCCTGGGTAGCTTCTAACTACACTGTAGGAGATGAAAAACAAGAAGGTGATATTATCATCTTGACTGGTGTCAGTGGTCGCGCTGAAACTTGGATCCATAATGGAGGCTCTGCAGGCTCTACAGCTGACTTCACAGAGATCGAAGGACAAGATATTCAAGCTGCAGAAGTTCGCTCTTTCTTAAGTGCATCTTCTGGTATCGATTACAATGCCTCTACTGGTGCTTTCACTGCAGATCAAGGAGAGATACGAGGATTCTTCTCTGCAGGTTCTGGCCTTGCTTATGATGCCTCTAACGGTGCTTTCTCTTTGAATGTTGATACCGATGGAATCTCCGAGGGAAGTAGCAATCTATACCACACAGAAGCCAGATCTCGAGGATCTATCTCTGTATCGGGTGATGGTATTGCTTACGATAGCTCTACAGGTGTTATCTCCTTGGCAGTCGGTAGCGATGATATCACAGAAGAAGGTAATCTTTTCTTCACAGATGCCAGATCTCGAGGATCTATCTCTATCGCTTCTGTTACTTCTCCAGATGTACAGTTATTGCAATATAACAGTACTACCGGAGTTCTCTCTGTAGAGTTAAGCGATGTATTCTCGGAGTTCTCTGCAGGTACTGGATTATCTTACTCTAACGGTGTCTATACATTGGCAGCCAATACGAGCCAAGTAACAGAAAGCGGAAATCTTTACTTCACAGATGCTAGAGCTCGCTCTGCTATGTCTGTAGATACTGATGGATTAGCTTATAACTCTCTTACTGGTCAGATCGCTCTTAATGCGGATACGGATGATATCGCGGAAGCAGGTAACCTCTACTTCACAGAAGCCAGAGCCCAAGCCGCTATCACTGCAGATCCTGCAGCGGGTAACTTGGCAACTGTTACAGGTGGTGAGGTTTTAGTCGCTCTTTCTCAGTTCCGTAAAACTTTCGCTCCTCAGAATCTTACTGCTAATACTTTCGCTACATTGAATCACCAATTAGGTGAGAAGATCGTACACGTATCAGCATACGATAGTAATGGAAACAAAGTACAATTGGATGTTCAACTTGTAGATGCTAATAACGTTAAAGTTAAATCAGTTATTAACATTACAGGTGCTGAAATAGTCGTTTCTTTGTAATCGAATCTTCCTAAAAAAAAGGGGTGGGTCGTACCTCCCCCGATCCCCTTCCTCTCTGTTCTCCTGCAGAGAGGTTTTTTTATGCTTGCAAGTGGTTATTTATTGATATAAGATACTAATGGGTAGGGTCGCTCCCGAAACAGCAGAAGAGCCCAGAAACTAATTTTTTCCCCTTTCTTCTAATGGTGCAATAATGGCTAATGAAATTACTAATACCGGGCTAGTCGGTGATTTAAGACTTGCTCAAATGATCTCTCAAGAAATCAAATTACTACTAAAAGACTCCGTAAACCTCCGTAATACCCCGTTCGTAGACTTCTGCGGAAGTATTAACGGAATGGGATCCGATACGATTCGAGTACGGCAAGCGTTCCTCGATGGTGAATCGGGATTCTCTGCTTTTACAGGTGTAACCGAAGATTCTGCAGTGGGTAATACTGCTCTTGTAGATACTCACACTGATATCGTATGCAAACGACAAAGTTTAGCCTACGCGATTACCGATCTCGCTTCTATGACAGGAATGGGCCAAGATATTGATCCTTTCCGTATCGCAGAGCATATCTCTCGCTCTTATGATGCTTTGTTCGCTAATCTTACTGCTGCTTTGTTCGGTGGTTTTACTGCTCAAGTCGGTAGTGCTGCAGCTCTTACTGTAGATGTATGGGTTAGTGCTATCCAAGCTCTGGAAGCAGCAGACTCTAACAAAGGAGCCCCAGGCCCTTACGTATGTGTCTTGCATCCTGCACAGTTCGCAGAGTTACAAGATGGTATTCGCGGAGAAACTGGAGCCGTAGCTTACGCTCCTGCTTCTTTCGAGGCTATCTCTGCTAAAGGTTCTCATTACAAAGGTTCTTTTATGGGTGTTGAAATCTATACAAGTTCTTACGTAACTGATAACGGTTCTAACTATGCCGGAGCAATGTTCTGCCCTGGTGCTATCGGTTATGCTACTGGTATGCCTTCTGCTCTTCCGGGTGCTGTTGAAGCTCGCGAGATGGGAGAAGTAATGGTAGAGATGGATCGTGATGCTACTAAGGCATTAACTAAGGTTGTAGGTCATGCTTATATCGGTATGGCAATCTTGGAAGATGCTCGCGGAGTAGA